CTAATATATTTTGTGTATATGATTCTTTTAATTTTTTCATATCACCTACTACTATAGTAGCACCTGAAATATTTGGTGATATTAAACCCTTTGTATTAATATCTAAATCAGTAGTTAGTGGAGAATAATTTACTTTTAACGATTCAATTACTTCACCTAATGAAATTAATTCGGTTGTACAATCATATCCACCATCCATTCTAGCTTTCCAGCTATAATTTTTAACATATCCAAACATTGAATCTGTATTACCTTGATATCCAGTTATTGATACATCAGCACCAGCTTCATTTTTATAGTTTCCATCAGTGGATCTAGCGTATTGGCGTTTAAATAAATCTTCTTTAACCCATTCTGTATTAATAATATCTGTATAATCTACAGTTGTTATGTAGCTTCCTGAATTATTTAAATATGGTGACCATCCCCATTCTAATAACAGGGTATATCCTGGGCGCATATACAATAATTCTAAGTCTTCTAGTTGTTTAATATCCCAACATTGAAAACTTACAGTTGCTGATCGTAATGAACCATATGCTCCTTCACTTTTAATAGTTACTCCGGTAATACCAGGCATTGGTCTTATACCTAAGCGATATGGTGTACCATCAGATCCCGAAATGCTATAAGCATTTGAAAAATTACCTATTCCTGCTCTAAGTTGTTCATTATTTAATATTCCACCTTGTAAAACATATTGGTTTGCTAAGGTATTACTATAGTTTTTTTCGTTTTGTAGGTCAGCTGGTGATGCTGGGAAGGGGCCATTGTATACGTTAACGCTAGAAGATAATCGTATCCAAGCATTACGTGAATTGAGATATGATAAATTTTGTGGAGTACGATTTACCATAGCCTTTTGACGAACTGTTAATTGGTCTTTTATACTTGGGTGAAATGAATCTTTAAATATTGACATAACATTATCTTGCTGTGTTGAACTGATTAAATGAATTTATAATAGTAGAGGCATTAGTTGGTATTCTTAATTGGGTACCAGGTATAGGGAACATTGAACCTTTAGTAGCATTATTATTTGCTACTGCTATTATCCACCATAGTGTTACATCATTATAATAGCTATATGCTAATAAATCTAATCTATCACCTATTGTTGTAACAACATAAACATCACTTTCAGATAACGGTATATTAGGATATTGTTTACCTTTAATATATGGTTTGCCATCTGGTGTTTTAAGTGTTATTTTATTATTATAGCGTGCCATTATTATTTATTAAAAAAATCATTATAATATTGTATAGTAGTTACATCTCTCCCTGTTGTATTTTGAGCTAAGAATGAGGTATTTTTATCTTTTTGTTCAATTTTATTTGATGGTCCTCCTATTCCTCCGGTTTCAACACCAATAGGTGTAAAATTCATTGTTACTTCTATAATATGAGGTAATATAAGTACCTGAGATGTTCCTCCTTCTGGTTCATCAATGGCAATTTCCCAAGGTGAATCATTTGGTATAGTATACGAAATAGAAGTTAAAATTCCAAGTTGAGCATCAAAATAGTTACCTACTGTTAATCTATGAAGTGGGCCCCTCATTACATTACCCCCACCATAATCTGGCATTAGGCTAGCCATCAGATTATTTAATTTAGAATACATTGGTTGCATTTCTTCTTTTGATAAGGCTGCTACTTTAAATCCAACTGATACTTTACGAGTAAAACCACTATATATATGAAATGGATTACCTCTACCAGCATATTTTATGTCAGCCCAACTTGCATCTACATTATCTGAGAATTGGGTTAAGTATGCTCTAAATACCATAAAATCACTTAGATATGGTTCATTGGTATTTACTGATTGGATAGTAAATTTTACTAAATCTCGTATATTTTTATCTTTTCCTTTTATATTTACTTTATTTCCAAACCAATAGCTGTCTTTTGTGAATAGAGGGGTTAAATTAATTTGGTCTTTTCTACTACTACCTACTCTTACTTCACGTGATGCTTCATTCCATGCTAGTTTTATTGATACCTTCTCGCCGTATCCATTTTTATATACTATTGGGTTTATAGTAGAAGTTGGAACAATGCCATTTTCTGGGTTAATTGCTGGATTTTTATAATTATTTATTACATCATCACCATAAATGCCAAATTCATTTATATTCTTTTCAATAGATTCTCTTAATTGTTTGTTATCAATTATTTTTCTATATTGTTTGTAGTTGTTTTTGCCCTTCTTTGCTGCTCTAGTAGGATCTTTCAGGCCAATAGTATTTTGAGCACTAAATGTATTGTCAAAACTGTTATCAATACCGAAGAAATAAGTTGGTCTTTCTATATCAATCCCAGCTTCATCAAGCAATTCAGCACTACCACTGAAATATTGTGTTGATACTCCTAATACCTTAGAATATAGTATGGATGAGGTAGGATTATTTTCACTTCCTGTATTACTATTATTAGCTATATTATTTATAAAGGAACTACTTAATTGATTTTTTGGATCTTTTAGTAAATCAAATGTATTACTATTATATATTGAGCTAGTAAATGTAGATACACCCCAATCAAATGTGTCTTTAATTTTTATTTCTTGCTGTTCTCCTTTACTATTTCTACTTTTACCAGCAAAAATTTTACTATTAAGTTTAGCTTCGTCTATTTTAGATTTATCTGCAGTAAATGTTAGTGTTCTACGTATTAACGTTGAACCTATACCATAAACAGATCCAGCTCCCCCTATATAACTATCTATAACTAGCTCAGCTGGTGTGATTTTTCCTGTGGTTATAGTTGCAAGAGTTGATTTAGTAAAATTATCAAACTTATTTGATTTTTTAAGACTGCGTTTATCACTAATGGCATTTCCTCCTAATCCAAAGCTATTAGTTAATTTTTCTAATCTATTAGTTCCATTTTTATTATTTGCCGTAACTACAGATTCATAATATTTACTAGGGTCTGGTATAGGTAAAAATCCATGCCTTACTATATGACCGCCTAAAGCATTTATTGGTACTTGTGCTAATGTATTTATTCCTAAGTTATAGATACGAGTAGGACCTACTGCATTTTCTATTTTACCAGCTATATTAGCTATTGTATTAATAGCATTACTAAAGAATCCACCACCGGATTGTGCTCTGTCGGTTTTTACTTCTTTTGATTCTAAACGCGGGTTAGATAATTGTAAACCAACTTGTTTAACAATAAATAAAGGACCTTTTGGAGGATCAGTTAAAAACTTACCAATACGAATAGTATCAACAACAGAGGCATTAAGTGCTCCTATTATACCACCTCTTATTAATCCATCATCGAATTTAGTTAATCTAAGTCTATTAAATCCACTGTCAACAGTATTAATATCTGTTTTAATATAAGGTTGACCACTATCTCCCCCTCCAGGACGATCTTGTCCGTACTTAAGTGATTTTAAGTCTGTCTTTAAAGTTAATAACCCTGGCATTTATATTTATTAATATCTTCCGGGTTGAGGACCTAAATCCTTATATTTGCGACCGGTTGCTGATTTATAGATTTGAGACACTACACCACCTTTTCCTGCTTCTGTATTATTAGGAGCCTTTGGATCTAATTCATCTAATCTAGCTGGTGGGCGGACGGTTAGGCTATTGCCTTTATTAAAATCGATAAGACGCACATTAGGATCACCGTCTACAGAATATGTATTTTGTAATTGACTTAATGCCGGATCTAATGTTCCTAATGAAGACTGATATCCCCAAGAGGGTGTATTTGGTTGTGCGTTAAATCCATTACCTACTAAGCTTAATGTGCTGCCTGGTAATTGATCGAGTACTGATGCCATAGTTATGTTATTTTGTTATCAATAAATATTGTATATTTTAAGCTACTTTATATGAGCCTTGTGATAATGTAGTACCTACTTTTTTACCGTCTATATATATTGAAGTATCTTTATTATATAGTTTATCAATAGCAGCTGTTGTAGCGTTTATAGCGTTTATCATTGGTGTTAAGTCAATTGATGGTCCTTGTATTGATTCTCCACCACCCCCGCCGCTAGCCATTTTAGCAGCACCAGGAAATGCTACTAAATCGTCATTCTTACTTAACTCAAATAAACCACCTTCTTTAGTGGATACTTGAGTTCTACCATCAGCGGGACTCATCATATCACCTACTGATTTTGTATTTAGTAGTCCAAATCCAAGTGATAATACACCAGCAGCTGCTGCTGCTCCTACAACAGGAGCAGCTAAACCACCAATAATGGTTGCTGCTAAGCCGGTAGAAACTGCTGTAAATGTTGCCATAGCAGCCATTACAATTCCTATACCTGCTACTACTTTAAGTGCCTTTCCAAATACTCCTAATTTATCTATCAACCCAGATATAGCTCCTCCTATTTGAGAGGCAATATTATATATAAGTTGAAATGGGTACAATATAGCTGTTATTATATCTAGGGAATCACTCAGTAAACTAAAAAATTCACCAAAAGGACCTGCTACTAGATTTCCAAAAAAATCTGATAGTTTTTCTATAGCGGCATTAAATTTATCTTGTAAGCTTTGTCTTTTTTCAGCTTTTTCTAATTCTTCTGCGTTTACTTGAGCTAATGATTTTCCTTGTTCAGTAGCTATTTTTTGTTTTTTTAATTGATCTGATAGTTCATCGGCTGATAATCCTAATGCCTTAGCAAATGATTCTTGAGCAAGAACATTCATATTTGTAAATTTCTCAAGTGTCATTCCTTGATTAACAAGTTCTTTCATTACTGTTACTTGATCACCCTGCAAAGCAGCAGCTCTGGCTCTTTCAAGATTAATTTGTTGACCAGTAAGTAATTCGGCTTCTAATTCATTTTCAATTGATGAAGTAAAATCAAGTAATTTTTTACCTTGATTTTTAGTTTGTTCTAGTGTTGTACCCAGTGCTTGAGCTTGTACTACGGCGGCTGTTAAAGCAGCGGGATTATTTTTAAAGTTTACTGCTAACTGACCTGATATTTTGGCTACTTCAGCCATTGTTGTTTTGAAATTAGCTGAACCTTTAGTAGCATTTCTTGTATTAACAAATGCTCCAACCATTTCTTTATTAACCTGAGATGAGGCTTTACCGGTTAAAACTGAAAATTTATATAAGCCTGCTGCTTCTTCTCCTGTTAGTCCAAATTGTTTAGTTAACATTATTTGGGTTTCTAAAACATCTGCTGAGTAGTTTGCTACTCCTCCTGTTGCTTCATTTAATTGAGACATAGCCTCGGTAGCATTCTTAAATGTAACGTTTACATTATTAGAATTGTTAGCTATACTGCTTAAATTTTTAGCTATTTTATCTGCTTCTTTTGTTCCTGCTCCTAAATTTTTTCCTATATTAACTGAGGCGCTATTGAAAGCTAATGCTTTTTCTACTATAAATGTAAAAATAGTAACTGGGTCTGTTAAAGCTTCTTTTATTCCTGAGAATGCTGTTTTTAATCCTGCTCCTGCTATTTTTAATTTACTTCCAAAAGAAGTTATATTTTTACCTTCATCTTTCATTTTATCAGCAAGATCCTTCATTTTATCTATTGCTTCTTCTGTTTTAAGTACACTACCAAGACCTGGTATTTTACTTAATAATTTAAGAGCATTTCCTGTAAGACCTATTGCTTTTGTTACTTCTTTTTCCCTATCTAATCTTTTTTCTATTAATTTTATTAATTCTGATGTCTGTTTAAATACATCATCTGTTTCAGTTAGCTGGCTTTCTGTTAATTCTCCAGATTTTATATTATTTGCTAAATTTTTAGCTTCTAATGCAACTTTTTCTTTTAAGGTTTTAAGTTCTTTTTCAGATAATCGTGAAAATCCGGATTGATCACTAGCTAGTTTAGACGATATACTTTGTAAAGCCCCAAATGATTTTTTAGTAGAAGCAGCAAAAGTATTAACTTTAGAGAATTCCTGGATAGAATCTTTTAGTGATCTAGCCATACTTGAAAATGAACTTCCTATAGATGCAAAATCATCTTGAATTCTTTTAGTTTCTTTTCTTAAATTTCCAGAACTTGCTACTATATCAGCCATACTTTTAGCCTGAGCATCGGTATAACCTTCCATCTGTTTATATAAATCAACTAGTTTCTGGAGTTCTTGTGGGTTTGGAGTTGCTGGTGTAGCCATATTATATTAATATATAGTATAAATATTAAAGGCCTCACTTTCGTGGGGCCTTTGCAGTATAAGTTGGTGGTGGTGCTATATTAGGACGAGATAGTTCTTTACTAGAATTGTTCTTTAAAGCATTTTGTTGTTTTTCAGCAGCTTCATTTTCTTTTTCGTAATGCTCTCTTAGTAAATTAAACGTAGTTCTACGTAACCATAACGGCATATTATAAACAGTTTCCCAATCATATCCACCATTTCCATGAAATACTATTTCATGTATTTGTTTAAATAATTGGGGTCTATACGCTGGCGTCAGGCCAAAAAAAGTTAAGCGAAATTGGAATCGCTATACCCTCCCCAGTATAATCTTCATCCTTAGGAATAAATTTCATTTCAACATCGGGTTGTACTTTAGCATAATATTCACGCAATGCTCTAGCATCTGGGGCTAATAGATATGTGTCTACAAATTCACGTATTGATTTTTGTTCACTATCACCATTAATTGAAGTAATAATGTGTTTTAGACGTGTTGTAACATCTGATGCAGAATTTGCATTAATTTTCTTTAATCCTTTAATTTCAGCATCGATTTTCTTTTCATCACCGTGTGCTAATAACTTAAATGTTACTGTATTACCTGATTTAGGTAAAGTAAATGTAAAATTATTTGTACCGGCTTTAAATAACGTTTCGTCTATTTTCTTTTCTTCTAGTGTAGATAGATCAACAGTTGCATCTAATTCTTGTCCACGTTCATTAGTATATTTAAATGAATATTCTTGTCCATATCCGAGTACACGTGCGGCAATTAATACTGCATTTTTATCCCCAATTAACAATTCATCATAGTTAATGGGTGTTACAATCAGTGCTTGTAATAGTTTATCTATTACTGTACCATTTTTAATGAAGTTGCTATTAGTAAGGATATCTTCTTCCTTTGCAGTCATATACTTCATTTCAATTTCGCCTTTGGAAAGTGGTGATTCTTTAGGATACAATAAACCTTTTGATGGTAATGTAACGATTTCTGTTGGTAATTTTAATTCTGCCATGTAACGTTTTTTTATTTTTGTTCGTATATAAATATATGCAAAAAGAGAGCACTTGCCAAATAGGCAAATGCTCTTTCTTATGTTTATAGTTTTTTCTTAGAAATTCAATACACAATAATCCATAGCGAGTGTAACAGATAAGTTGATTGCTGATTCGCTAGCCCAATCGTAGTCACCAAAAGTAGCTGTTTTAACATAGGCTCCTTTAATAATCCATTCTCCAACAATATCACCTACTGGTCCTAGAATATTTAATGTGATATCTTTTTTATAGAAATCAGAATAACCATCACGACCTGTTACAGATTCATGAGCCAAACGAGCCCATTCCATTACGGATTGTGCACCACTTGGTGTAATTGGATCATATAATTCTAAAGTCATGTCGTTCCATTTTACTTTACCTTTAACTTTACGGTAAACGTTAATGTGATCTAATGTTACTTCACTGGCGTCAAATCCAGGAGCGCTAGCTTTTTTAATTAGGTAAGCTGGGATACCATCTATATACATAATGAACCTATTTTGAACCTTTGGTTCAAAAGCGGTAAACATAATTTCATTTGGGTTTAATACTGCCATTTTATTTTCTTATTTTATTGCTATTAATAAATATTAAGCAACTACATCCCCTATGCAGGGAATGTAGCGCCAGTTGGAAGGATGTTATAGTTTAAGATAATAAATTCAGCTGTTTTAGTTGGTTGAATAAAAATTTGACCTACTAATTGATTTCTATCTACAACATCAGGTGTGTTGTTTGTATCATCCATTACTACTTTATAAGCATATAAACCTTGACGTTGTACTACACTTTCTAAGTATGGATTTACTTGAGATAAGAATCTATTTCTTGTTACTGTTGTATTTTGTTCAAATACTAATGTACGAGCAACACCACCAATGAAATCTTTTAAAGCAATCAATAAACGGCGAACATTTACTCTATCAAGAGCTGTTGGTTTACGTTGTAGTGTTTTTTGACCCCAAACACATACTCCAGTTCCTGGGAATGTTGCTAGTGGGTTAACATTTGCACTATATAATGTATCTCTATCTGTTTGTGATAACCTCTTTGCTGCTCTTATTACTGATGGAATTCCACCTCTATTTAAACCAGCTGGAGCGAACCATTCAGCACCTACTTGGTCGTTAAATGCTAATACACCACCTATTACTGTTGATGGTGGACACCATACTACTTTTCCTAATCCTGTTGAATATAGTTGAACCCATGGATAATAAGTTGCAGCATAGTTGCTTGATTGACCAGCAGCTGCTGTAGTAGCGGCTACAATTGATTGATCATAAACACCGGTTTCTGTAATTGCAATTGCATCACCTCTACCTTCAACACATGCAATCATATTTGCATTTAATCCAGCTCCTGGTGCCATCAATACATTAAATTGATAGTCATCTCTATTTGTTAATAAAGCAAAGGCTGTATTATAATCAGCGCTTGTAAATCCTTGAATGTTACCAGTAGTAATATTCTCATTCATAAATTTAGCTGTAGTTGTATCAGCAACACCACCACTAAATGAACCTCCATATGAACCACTACCTACTGTTGGTAATGTGTTACCATATGATCCTGATTTATAGTTTCCGTTATTGTCAATAGAATCTACGTTTGGAGTAGTTACGGAAGCAACACGAACATATTGTGATGCGTTTGCAAAGCTACCAGTAAAATCAACAGAATTATTAGTTAAATTAGCTACTGGTTTTAAGTCACCAATTACACGAGATATATAGTTTGGTAATTGAGGGTCTAAACTTACATTAGCCCATGTTTCTAATATATTCTTTTGAGAATCATTATCATCACCACGACGTATTACAATTGTAAATGTACCGCTTCCTGTGCTAACATTTGTTACTTCCCAACGAACATTATTTGCTGATCCACTTGCTAAAGCACCATTTGATATACTTGAAGTATTATTCATTTCACTACCCCAAGCTAGTGCTTCAAGAGTAAGTTGAGTTGTACTACCACTTGTTACATTTGCTGTAGCATAAGTACTAACATTAGCAGAACCACTGATAATTCTGGTTACTAATAATGATTGACCACCATTATTAAAGTACTCTTTTGCAGCTGTTGAAGTTAAATATTCATAATAGTAACTACCACTTTTAAATATATCACCAAATAATGATAAGTATTGACTGTAAGTAGTAACATATGTAGGTACAAAAGGACGGCCTTTTACTGTAGGACCCACAATAGCAGCACCTAAGGCTGCTGGGGCTTGTGTGTATATACTCTGATCGGATTCGATCTGAAATACACCGGGAGAAATAATTGCTTCTGCCATTTTTTATATTTTTGTTTAAATTATTATTTGGGTTTGACCTAATATAAATATCTACAAAAACACACAAAACGCAGAAGCAAGTAATTAGAGTGGTGTTATTTCACCAGTTTGCGGATTAATACTACCAACACCATATTTTGTTTGTAGTGTATTTACTAATTCTTTTTCACGTTCGCCTAATTTAATAATATCTTCAACGATATTAGCTTTTTCTGTTTTTAAATCAGCTTCGGCTTTGTAAATGTTTTGTAATTGTGATTCTACACTACCTAATTCAAATACGAATTGGTTATATTGTTTTTGCATATCTTGAATAGATTGCAATTCTTCTGGTGTTAATTGTTTTACTGTAGTTTCTGACATAGTCTTTATTTTTTATTATTTTATTGCTTCCAACGTTTATCAGGACATGCTTCTTCACCAGGTAATGGTGAAAATATTTTTTTAGCTAACGGACAGCCACACAAGCCACAGGTATATGTATCAAATGCTTTATTATATGATTTATGAGGGCATTTTTCGCATATAGTAATTCTATATTCTGCTGTGTCTTTTTGCTCAGGTGTTGGATTTTCTGCGGCAATCCATGCTTTAGCTATTTCTATTATCTTAAGCATCTAATTTTTTAACTTTGGCTTTTGGTTTTGCTTTTGCTTCTGTTGGTTCTGTTGACTTTTGTTTTGGAGTAGTCTTCGTTTTTTTTACTTTTTGTTTTTCTTTAGCAGTAATAGCTTCTATAACTGCTGGTGGTGGGATTGATTCAGGAGATAAAACATCCATAGATTCTACATGACTATTTAAATCATCATAAACTTCTTGTTCTGTGATTTTAGGTGATGTAAAATTTAATTTAAAAGCAGAATGAACACTGTAAACAACGGCTGCTATTACTAGCAATGCAATAAGTACGATAACGATTGACATATTTTTGTTTTATTTATTTGATATAAATATATACAAAAGAGAGAGACCAACCAAATTTTTATAAGGAGTATTTAGATTTTATTTTAAAAAGTCTCCCAAGTACCCCCAGCATATTTAACCTTTATAACACCATTTTCATCTTTTCCAACGTGTGTTCTTTTACAAATAGAACATAATATTTCTATCATTTGACCATTTTGTAGTCTTGAAGCAATATCTGCTACTTGATATATACTATAATGTTGTACTTCTTCATTATAGTCAGGTATTCTTTCTAATTCGCCAACATTTTCATCAAATGGTTTTATCCACGTTGGTATTTTAGATTCAAAACACGATTTACAAACTATCATTCCCATAATAATGTATTTTATATAAATATTTAATATTCTCGATAATATATAATGCTAGGTCCTAGCGCAACAGTAACAGCTGCACTTTCTGATGAAATAGTAGGCGTAAAAGTAGCTATACCAGAAGCAGCAGTAATAGCAATTGCTCTTAATTGTATTAAACAATAGTCTGTTAAATTTGTACTTGGTAATGAACCAGCATTAGAGGTTACATTAAAACCATAAGTTATACCTACAGCAGAGTTAGGAGTTTCAATGGAATAATATGTTTCAGTATTAGCTGTAGCTATTCCTACTCGAAGACCAAAAGCAGAATTGCCTGTAGATCCGAGTAAATACCCATTTATTAGGTATTTTTTACTATTGGCAAGAGTTAACTGTAAATTAGTTACGTTTACTTGTGTTGTACTTATTGTAGTAGTAGGGTCGGTTAATATTTTATATTGCCATCCTGTTGCTTGATATGATGGTAAAGATGAAGAAGCTATTTGTAATACACTTCCTAAAGGTGAAGTAAAAGAAGAAAGTGATCCTTCAATATTAGTTAGTGGAGAAAATATAGTTTGATTTAATGCCATGTTTTATGATATTGGTCTATAGTAAATTACACTTCCTGAAACTGCTGTAACAGCAGTACCTGCATTTTCACTTATTATCTGTACTTGAGGATCTGTTGCTCCTTTTACAAAGGTATAGTCTCCATATATTAAATATTTACCGTTTGCTGCTGGCCAGTCAAGAGTAGAAATACTAGTAATATTATCCCCATTTTCTGAATTTTGAAAAGCAGGAGCAGTAGTAGATGTAGGGGTCCACAGTGTTCCTATGTATTGGCTCCCTGTTACTACTCTCATTCTAAATCCATTGTTAGTAGCAGCTGAAGATCCTATCATATACAGGTTTGTTAAATATCTTTGTCCTGTAGTTAATCCTGTTAAAGTAAATACATTACTATAAACAGTAGCACTTGTAGTAGAAACGCTAGTTGCTAAACTTTGTGAAAGCCATAAACTAGATGTTGGTGGAAGGGCGGATGATATAACTGTATCACTTCCTGATATAGTATTTAATGATCCTGAGTTAAAGTAAATAGGGATTGAAGATGTTGGTGTAAAAGATGAAGAATACCCTACAAATTGGTTATAAAATATACTACCTGCTGATGCACTTACAAGTTGGTTAGTTTCAGGTTGAAGTACATATATATTTGATATACTTGATGTAGAAGAAGTTAAAACATTACTAGTAAATCCTTTAACATGAGTAGGGTATATTGTGTTAGCGACAGCATGTCCTCCTGGTAAAACAAATGTAGTAGTGGCTTGTGTAGTTACATTAGCAAATGTAAATGATGTAAGACTTATAGGAGATTTTATATTAAAGGCCGTATTAGGAAATTGTGATCTTTGTAATCCTATCCTTACTCCTGTTCCTACTGCTGGTGTGCTAATTCCAATAATAGCATTGGATGCATAAAAATATTTTTCTACTCTGTTAGGTATATTATATTGATATATACTTGCAGAAGTTCCAGCTACACCATTTATTACGTTAGCTGATAGAGAAGCAAATAAATATGGATCTGGAAGTGTTGTTGTAAATATATTTGATGATCCGCTTTGACTTATCGGTAAATGAATATAGTCAGTAACAGCATTAAAGCTACTTGATATTTGTCTAATACTACCAGTACTTAAAAATAAAGGGTTTAATTCTGCCATAACTTGTTAATATATTATGTTATAATTGCTGGTCCTGGTTCAAATAATATTGCTGTAGTTGAAATTGCTACTCCTACTTCTTGAGACAGCTGTCCTGTTAATGTTGGTGCTGTAGTTGATCTTCCACCAGCTGTACTTAAGAAATACCTAGAGCCTGCTGTTAATCCTGATAGACCTGTTAATAATCCAGAATAAAATACTACTACTGGGTTGGTTGATGAATAAGATGCTGTTACAAATCCATGTGCTTGTTTTGTAGTATCATTAGATGATGCTTTTCTAACACCTCCACTAAATATATTTACAAAATCACCTGC